TCAGCGCCACCCGCAAGGTACGCAGCGGGATGGTGCAGATGGTGGTCGACCCCGGCATGCCGGCCCGCAAGTGGACGCACCCCGAACTCCTCAACCTCAGCGGCAAGCAGGTCGTGATGGAGTGGTCGCCCTTCACTTTCGAAACGGTGCGAGTCCGCTCGCTGCGCGGTGGGCACTGGATCGAATGCCACGAGATCGATCGCCCTGATGCCGTCTCGGAGCATGAGCTCGAAGCACAAGAACGGCGCTCTGAAGTGCATAAGCGCAAGCGCCTGCAGGACCAGATCGACGAGATGGAGGCGCACAACTTCTTTGCCCGTGATGTGGGCAAGTGCGCCGACGAGATCCTTGAGGTCGAGCAACAGCATCAGACCCTGATCGAACACCGACACAACCCGCTGAACCACCTGCGGGTCGTGGCAAGTGATGGCGAGCGCGTTTCGCGCGGCAACCAAGACGAGGACGACGACGAGATCGATCTGTATTCCACCGACTACTGATCCACCAGGGAACACCACCAGGAGAACGAAGACCATGCCACAGGCAAACGACGCAATCACCCGGTCCGCGCAGCAGAGCTATCCGGACCACTACACCAGCGAGGACCGCATGGCGGTGCGCACCGTCACCGCGCTGCTCACCGCCAGCGGCCTGAGCCAGAGCGAGCTGGGCCGGATGGTCGGCTGCAGCCCGACCACGGTCTGCCACGTGCTGAACGGTCAGCTGCCGCGCAGCCCCAGCAAGTGGCTGGGCGAATACAAAGCCGCCATCGACCGCTACATGGGCCACGACCTCGAGCTGCCGGCCTGGGATGCGGACAGCCCGCGCTCGGAGCCAATCGAGGCGCCGTTCGTCGAGACCAGCGTGTTCCGCGCGGTGGCCGCGGCGTGCTACCGGGCCCGGCGCTATGGCGGCTTTGCGGTGGTGGCGGCATTCGTCGGCACAGGCAAGACCACCGCCATCCAGCGCATTGCCGCCGAGCAGGACGACGTGCATGTCATCCACGGCCTGCCGGGCATGACGCACTCGATTCTGCTCGATGAGCTGGTGACGGCGGTCGGCTGCCCGGTGAAGGCCTCCGGCAAGACCGGCGGCACCAAGGCCGAGAAGCTGCGCGCCGTCATCGGTGCACTGCGTGGCAAGCGAGCGCTGATCCTGCTCGACGAGGCCGAGACCTGCTCGGCGTCGACGCTGGAATACCTGCGCCGCATCCGCGACCTGGCCGAGGCCGGCGTGGTGCTTTGCGGCACCGAGCGGCTGATGCCGATGGTGCGCGACCCGCGCGGCCGCTTCGGCCAGATCTCCAGCCGCGTGCTGTTCTGGCCGCCGATCATCCGGCGCTGCAGCACCGACGACATCCGCGCGCTGGCATCGGCCTGCATGCCGGATGTGGCGATGACCGACGAGCTGCTGGCCGCACTCGAGACCGCCTGCGACGGCTCGGCCCGCGTGCTGTGCGACGGCGTGCTGCCGGGCCTGCGCGACTACGGCCTAGCCAAGGGCCACGAGCTCACCCCGGCCCTGGTGCAGAAAATCGCCCGCGACCTGCTCGGCTTTCAGCCGGCGAGGAAGCGCGCATGAGCAACGTCGTAACGCTCCCCACCAGCTGTGCCCTGGGCGAAGCGCGCACCGCCGACGGCCGGCAGTACAAGGTCGCCGTCGGGCGTGAGCGGCTGCTGCTGCAGTCGCGCCAGACCGGTCGGCAGACCGGCATCAGCTGGAACCAGCTGGTGGACGTGGCCAAGCGCGCCGGGCTGGATCTGGACGGCGAACTGGGAGGCCCCGATGCAGCTTGACCGCGAGCAGATCAAGCAGCGCGCGCTGGAGGTGCTGGCGCGCCATGTCGGCAAGGCCAATGCCATCACGATGGCCGAGCTGACCGGCGCGGTCCAGCGCTGCCAGGTGACGCCCAGCCGCCGCTACGACGAGAGCCGCATCGTGCGCTCAGTGGTCGAGCAGCTGCGGCGCGAGGGCCATCCCATCTGCCACCACAACGGCAAGGGCGGCGGCTACTTCCTGGCCGGCACCGAAGCCGAGCTCGAAGACACCGCGCGCTGGTTCCGCCAGCGTGCGATGAGCGCCTTTCGCCAGGAGGCCGCCTTGAAGCGCATCTCATTGATCGATTTGGTCGAGCAGCTAAGGCTCGACCTTGTGACCCCGCGCATGCGGGAAACGCTCGAACAACGCCGCGCCGAAAGGGCGGCCGAAGAATCGAAGGACCACCACCAGGAGAACCGCAATGCAAACGCATAAGCACGACCCGTTCATGACGGGCACATGGGGCGGCCGGCCGATCGGCGCCGTCACCGCCGGCGACCGGCTGAGCATGGTCAAGGGTTTCTCGCTCCAGGAGATCGACCAGGCGCTGCAGCTGGACCACATCCAGAAGTCCGTCCGCGCCGCGCTGCAGCGCCGGCGGCGCCAGATCCTGCGCGAGCAGGTCGGCAACCGCATGGAGGGCTGCTGACATGACCAGGTCACTCAAAGCCATCCTCGCGCCGCTGATCCTGCTCGCGGCAAGCGCCGCCGCCTCTCCGGTCACCTGGCTGGTGGAGTTCGTCGAGCCGGTGGACGGCTTCTCGGCTGACGGCTTCGCCCGGGTGCAGCTGCCGCTGCCGGAGGGTGCCGAGATCCTCGCCGTGGAGCTGAGCGGCAAGCAGCTGCGGATCCACGCCAGCATCGATCCGGAGCAGCCGATGGTGTGGCGCGTGATTCAGCTGCAGGCGGGCACCACGCCGCAGACGATTCCGACCGAGCGCTATCTGGGCCTGCTGCGCCGCGGCCGGCTCGCGATCCACGCCTTCGACATGGGCCAATTCACGGCGCCGGTCCCGACCGGCACCAAGTAACGCCGCGCCGCAGCCGCGGCCGGCCAACACCAAGGAGCATGCACCACCATGATCGACCAGACCCAGAGCATCCAACTGAGTGATATCGAGCGGCTGTGCCGCGAATACCGCAAGCACTACGACGAGTTGGCCGAGCGCTGCCGCGTCATGAACGAGGAAATCGAGGCCGTCAAGCGGCGCCGACTGCAGGGCATCAAAAACGCCGTGCACCGCGCCAACGACGCGCGCAGCGAACTCGAGCAGGCAATCAGCGTCGCGCCGCACCTGTTCGAGAAGCCCAAGAGCCTGGTGATTGCCGGCATCCGCGTCGGCTATGCCAAGCAGAAGGGCCGGCTGGTGTTCGACGACGCCGGCAAGGTGGTCGCGCTGATCCGCAAGCATCTGCCGGAGCAGTTCGACAACCTGGTCTCGACCAAGGAGACGCCGCTGAAAGGCGGGCTGCAGCAGCTGAGCGGCGCCGAGCTCAAGCGCATCGGCGTGCAGATCGAGGCCGATGTGGACCAGGTGATCGTCAAGAGCACCGACACCGAAGTCGACAAGCTGGTCAACGCCCTGATCGCCGAGGCCGAGAACTACAAGGAGGCGGCATGAGCGCAGAGATCGAACGCGACGGCACAGGCCTCAGCGACGCCGAGCTGTTGGAGATGGCGCTGTCGTATATGAAGGCGTTCGCGAGCCATCCCATGAGCGGCACGCCGGGAGTGCGGCTGTGCGCCGCCAGCTTGAAGCGGCGCGTGATCCCGGGGTGTTGCCTGGCCCACTGGGTGGACGCGCGCGAGTTGCAGCCGCCGCCGGGCCAGCTGGTGACGGTGGCCTACCTGTGGCCGGGCGACGACTTCTACACCGTCGACACGGCCGAGCTGGATGGGGATGTCTGGCGCTATTCCGGCGGCGACCTGATGAGCTCGGAAGAGGTCCACTGGTGGTGCCACGCACCCGCCGCCCCGGCCGTGGCGGGCCGCCCCGTCGGTGCGATCACTGCCGGGCAAGCCGTGCTGGCAGCCTGAAGGAGACGCCAATGACCACGACCACACACCGCAGCCGCCCGACCAGCGCCCGGCTGAAGCGCCTGAAGCTGATCCACCTGGCGCGCCGCGAGCTGGATCTCGATGAGCAGCGCTATCGCGATCTGCTGCTCGAGGCCACCGGCAACGACTCCTGCCGCGAGCTGACGCTCGACGAGCTCGACGACGTGCTGGCCAGCCTGCGCCTGCTGGGCTGGGCGCCGAAGCCGCCGCGCCGCCGCTACTCGCCGGCCAGCGCGCACAAGCCGGAGGACATGAAGACCCCGGCCGACAAGATCCGCGCGATGTGGATCGGCCTGCACCAGGCCGGCCTGGTGCGCGACCCGTCCGAGGCTGCGCTGGCCAAGTTCGTCAAACGCCTGACCGGCAAGTACACCGCCGACTGGCTGGACGGCCGCGAGGCGAGCATCGTGATCGAGGCACTCAAGGCCTGGGCCATCCGCGAGCGCGTCTGGAATGCCAAGCGCGGCGAGGTGGCGGCATGAACCTCCAGAGCGGCGACTACCTGGCCTGCATCATCGGCGGCGAGCTGCGCCACGCCACCTTCGAGCGCTACGGCCGGGACGGTAAGGTGCTGGTGAGCGTCAAGGGCTGCACCACGCAGCAGCGCATCGCGCTGGCTGATGTAAAGCGCAACCTTACCGATCACCTGCGCAAGGCTGATCAGTCGATCGGACCGGAGAGGGGCAGATGAGCCAGCAGATGGAGCATAAAGCCCGCGCTGCGCAGTGGCGCCAGGAGCAAACATGCAAGTGAGCTGCCCGAATTGCCACGCCCGGCTCAGTCTCGAGGCCCTCGCCGAGGACACCGACGCCCGCAAGCTGTTCGGGCTGCTGTCGCAGCACGAAGCGGCGGCGGGCGCGCTGGTGCAGTACCTGCAGCTGTTCAAGCCCGCCAAACAGTCGCTGCGCTGGACGCGAGCGCTGCGGCTGGCGCAGGAGGTCACGGCCCTGGTCTATGACTGCGGCGGCACCGACGACCAGCTGCAGCAGGCCTGCGTCCGGACCGTTTCGGCGATGCAGGGCAAGCGCAGCCGGGGCGAGTGGCAGCCGCTGATGAGCCACGGCTATTTCCAGCGCGTTCTGGCAGCGGTGATGGCGGAGGCAACGGATGCTGCCCCGACGCGCCCAGCCCAACACACCGGCCCGCAGTCCAAGCGCGCGGCCGCGCTGCGGATGCTGGATGAAGACTGAAGCGCCCGACTGGTTCCGTCGCGCAGTGGCCGACGGCCTGAAGGTGCTGGTGGCGCTGTCGCTGCCGGGCGAGCCGGCGCTGGATCTGATGCCGGCGACCAAGCGCCTGTGGGTGCACCTGCTGTGGAACTGCAACCGCGCCTGGCAGCCCGACGATGCGGCCCGGGTGCTGGAAGCGTTCACCGTGCTGGCGACCCGCATCGATCGCTGGCCGGCGCCGCGACAGCTGCTCGACGCACTGCCGCGCCGGCCGCGGCCGCAACCGGCATTGCCCGCGCCGAAGGCCGACCCGGAGAAGGCGCGCCGCTACATCGAGCAGATGCGCCGGATGCTGCGAGGCGTGGACGCATGAGTCTCGAAGACCGCGATCTCGAGCAGCTGGTGAGCGTGCGCATGCTGCCGCCGCAGCTGCGGATGCTGGTGCGTCAGATCGGCTTCCAGGCGGCTTTGAAGCTGGTGCGCGAGCGCGGCGGCCGGGAGATCTCCGTGCCGAAGACCGCCAGCGCCGATCGGGTGCTGGCGCAGGTGATCGGGGTCCGGGCGCTGGAGCAACTGTGCGCGGCGTACCGCAACGCCGGCGCGCGATTCGATCTGCCGAAGTCGGACAAGATCCTGATCCAGGCGCGCAATGCGGCCATCATCGAGCGGCGCAGGGCCGGCGCCTCCTATCCGAAGATCGCGAGCGAGTTCGGTCTGACCACGCGCTGGGTGATCGAGATCTGCAACGCAGCGCGCGATGCGGATCGACAAGGTGACCTGTTCGGTTCGGACCGTCTCCGGGCTTGCGTCGGTGACGATTCCGGGGCACACTGATAGCCCCTCGGGCCACGCACCATGAAGCGCTTCACGGTGGCCCCACTTTCCTGATTCCCCGAGCATGGCCCCATCGCCCGTACGGCGCTTTGGTGGTCTGCAATGAACTTCTTCGAACGAGCATGGAACTGGGTGCGTGGCCTGGAGGTGTGGGTCATCGTGCTGCTGGTCGTCGCCGTGCTGGCGCTGGGCTTCTCGGCCTCGGGGTATCTGTCTCGATGGCTGGGCTCGATCGGCCAGGTTGCATCCGGCGCGGTGCTGGGCTGGATCATTTCCAGACGGCTCATCCGTCTCAACGTCAGCGAGTACACCGAGCCCTTGCATCGCTGCCTGGCCGGCATGGGCCAGGCGCTGATTGTGGCGGCGGCAATGATCGCCGTGGCGGTTGCGGTATGAACCGGGCGCGAGGATGGCTGTGGGGCATGGTCGGCATCCTGGCGGTGATTGCGGCCGCGTTCATGGTCTACGCCGGGCTAGCGGTGCTGGCACCGATGCAGGCAGCGCACGCCCAGGTACCCGACGCCGCCTGGGCCTACCAGCGGCCGATCACGCGCCAGGCGCAGGCCCGCTTCGGGCCGGAGGCACCGGTGGCGCGCATTGCGGCGCAGCTGCACCAGGAGAGCGCGTGGCGGCCGGCGGTGTGCAGCGGTGCAGGCGCCTGCGGACTGGCGCAGTTCATTCCCGGGACCGCGGCCTGGATGGCCGAGCTTTTCCCGCGCGAGCTGTCGCCGGCCGATCCCTTCGATCCCGCCTGGGCCATTCAGGCCAACGTCTACTACAACCACTGGCTGTACCAGCGCGCCCGCAACTGGGCCGATGAATGCGAGCGCTGGGCCGGGGTGCTGTCGGCCTACAACGGCGGCTTGACCTGGGTGAATCGCGATCGCCGATTGGCGGCGGAGGCCGGGGCCGATCCGGCCCGCTGGTTCGGGGCCGTCGAGGACTACTCGCGCCGGGCCGATTGGGCCTTCCGCGAGAACCGGGGCTACGTCCGCCGGGTTCTGATGGACCTCGAGCCGCGATACGCCCGCGCCGGCTGGGCCGGAGATCCGGTATGCCTCAGGGATTGATCGCGCTCGGCGCGCTGGCGCTGGCGCTGCTGATCGGCCTGGGCGCGCAGACGCTGGCGCTGCGCAAGGCACACCAGCAGCTGGGCGCCGCGCAAGCGGACGAGGCAGTTTGCCGCGCGGCGAACGAAGGGAACCTTGAGCAGCTGCGGGCGGCCGAGCGCGACCTGCAGGCTGCCATCGGAGAGAGCAATGTCATCGAAACGGAACTCATGGCCGACCGCGATCGCTCGGCCGCACAAGCGGCCCGGCTGTCGCGCGATCGCGCCGACCTGCAAGCCCGTCTGGCTGCGGTGCTGGCCGGCAATATCTGTGGTGCTGAGCCTGTGCCTGCTGCTGCTGTCGACGGGCTGCGCGAAGCAGCCGATCGTGCGCGTCGAGCGGGTCGAGATCCCGATCCGCCAGTGGGTGCCGATTCCGGCTGAGCGCATCGCACCGCTGGACGTGCCGGCGGTGCCGGCCGATCTCACCTGGGGGGAATCGCTACAGCTCAATGGGGAGCTGTTCGGCGTCGTCGAGGCCTGTCAATTGGACCGAACGAGACTGAGAGCACTCAATGAGCGAACACCACAGCATCAGTGAAAACGCCGCCGGGGCGACCGCCTCGGATCTCGACATCCATCGCAGCTTGGGCCGCATCGAGGGTCAGCTGCAAGCGCTGATCAGCAGCCACAGTGCCACGGACAGCAAGGTGAGCAAGATCGACGAGCGGCTGCGCTTCGTCGAGAGCCGCTCGGCCGTGCACGGCGCGAGCGCAGGCTTCTTGTCGGCCGTGGGCGTGACGATGATCGCGCAGTACCTGAAGCACAAGTTCGGGGCAGTCTGAGTGGCCTACGGCAAGGACATCCAGGAGGCGGTCAAGCGCGCCTATGTGCTGGATCGCTTGCCGTTGGAGGCGGCGGCACAAGCCGCCGGCGTGAGCTATTCCACGGCGCAGGCATGGAAGCGCAAGGCTCGGGACGATGGTGAGGACTGGGACCGCGCCCGCCAGGCGACCCGCATGTCTTCCGGCCAGCTCGGCGACATCACCACACAGCTCCTCGAGGACTTCGCGATTCTGTTCCAGACCACGGTCGAGCAGATCAAGGATGCCGATGTCAACCCGTTGCAGAAGGCCGAAGCAATCAGCCGGCTCTCGGATGCCTACATGAAGACCATGCGGGCCGCCACAAAGGGCGCGCCGGAGATCGGCCGTCTGGCGATGGCGCTCGAGGTGCTCGACATGCTGGGCAAGTTCGTCCAGTCGCAGTTCCCGCAGCATGCAGACGCCCTGATCGAGGTGCTGGAGCCGTTCGGCAAGCAGGTCGCCGCCAGCTATGGCTGATCTTTCGCGCCGCGAGTTCGAGCGCGCGCTGGCCGAGCTCGGCAGCGAGCTGCGCCGCCAGATCGAGTGCTCGGTCGAGGGCTTCGAGCCGGATCCGGCCGCCGCTGCCCAGCGACGCGCCCGCGCCCAGGACGACTTCCGGTTCTTCGCCCACACCTACTTTCCGCACTACCTGGACTTCGAGGATTCGGAGCTGCATTCGTTCCTGTATCAGGAGCTGCCGACGATCGTGAATGATCCGCGGGGCGTCCATCTGGCCGTGGCTGCGCCGCGCGGGGAGGCGAAGAGCACGATCGTGGCGCTGATCTTCGTCATCTGGTGCGTGCTCACCGGACGGAAGCACTACATCATCCTGATCATGGATGCGTTCGAGCAGGCGGCCGAGCACATGGAAAGCCTGCGCGCCGAGCTCGACAGCAACCCGCGGCTGCTGAACGACTACCCCAAGGCCACGGGACAAGGACGGGTGTGGCGCGAGGGTGTAATCGTCACCCGCAACAACGTCAAGATTCAGGGCGCAGGCAGCGGCAAGAAGATCCGCGGCCGCCGACACGGCCCGCACCGGCCGGACCTGGTGATCGGCGACGATCTCGAGAACGACGAGAACGTTGTCAACCCGGCCCAGCGCGACAAGCTCGAGGGCTGGCTGAAGAAGACCGTGCTGCAGCTCGGCGACGCGAGCGGCCGGATGGATGCGATCGTGATCGGCACCATCCTGCACTACGACTCGGTGCTGAATCGTCTGCTGTCCAACCCCCTGTGGCGCCGGCGCCGGTTCCAGGCGCTGATCGACTGGCCCGATCGGATGGACCTCTGGGAGCAGTTCGAGGAACGCCTGCTGAACCGGGGCGAGGACGATGCTATGCGCTTCTACGGCGCCCATCGCGCAGCGATGGATGCAGGCGCCCGGGTCAGCTGGCCGAGTGCTCGGCCGCTGGTTCGGCTGATGATTGTCCGGGCGCGTGATGGTCACGACACCTTCGATTCCGAGTACCAGAACGACCCGATCAACTCGGCCAACGCCACCTTCGGGACGATCATCCTGTGGGCCGAGGAGAACCCGCGCTGGGTGTTCCTGGGCGCATGCGATCCGAGCCTCGGCAAGTTCGGCAAGCAGCGCGATCCAAGCGCGATTCTGGTGGGCGGTTTCGATCGCGAAACCGGACTGCTCGATGTGGTCGAGGCGCGCATCAAGAAGCGCGTCCCGGATCTGATCATCGAGACCATCATCGAGCTGCAGCGCGTGTATCGCTGCCATGCGTGGGCGATCGAATCCGTGCAGTTTCAGGAGTTCCTGCGCACCGAGCTGGTCAAGCGCTCCGCGGCCGCCGGCGTGCCAGTGCCCGCCGTCGGCGTGACGCCAGGCACGGACAAGTCGCTGCGCATCGAGAGCCTGCAGCCGCACCTGGCGAACGGCTTGATCCGCCTGCACTCGTCGCAGACCACGCTGCTCCAGCAGTTACGCCACTGGCCCAAGGCCGACCACGACGACGGGCCGGATGCTCTGCACATGCTCTGGTCGCTGGCGCTGAGCAGGCTGCCGGGCAGCGGCCGCATCGTCACTCGCCGCCGCACCGGCGGCGCCGATTACCGAGGCTACTGACATGACCGACATCGACCTCCAGCGGGTCTCGAAGAGCAACCTCGCCCAGGCGATTGCGACTCGCGCCAGCGATCCACGATTCACCAGCGCGCTGCGCTTCCTGCCCAATCCGGACCCGGTGCTGCGCAAGCTCAACCGCGGCCAGGAGGCGTTCGACGCGATCGCGATGGACGCCCACGTGCTCGGCGAGCTGCGCAGCGTCCGCGCTGCGTTGCTCGGGTTCGAGTGGCGCATCGAAGCTGGCGGCGATTCTCCGGCCGACCGCCGCGCGCAGGAGATCGCCGAGCTGGTGATGTCGCGCGCGCCCGCGCCAGGCACGCGCTGGCCGGACGTGATCTGGACGATGGCGATGGCGGTGTTCCGCGGCTTTGCCATTCATGAGGTGGTCTGGGAGAGGTACGACAACCTGCTGCTGCCGCAGGTCTACGATCGGCCGCAGCGGCGGTTCCTGTTCGGCAGTGAACACAACGAGCTGCGCCTGCTGACGCGCAGCGCGCCGGCCGAAGGCATCCCGATCGACGATCGAACGTTCCTGTGCACTCGACATATGCCGAGCCAGGAGAACCCCTACGGCGTGGCGGTCTTTTCGGCCTGCTTCTGGCCGTACACGTTCAAGCATTCCGGCTTCCGCTACTTCGTCAAGTTCAGCGAGAAATACGGCCTGCCGTGGGCGATCGGGAAGTATCCACCGGGCACGCCGCTCGAGGAGCAAGAGCGGTTCGCCGATGCGCTGCGGGACATGATCGAGGACGCGATCGCAGCGGTGGAGAGTGGCCAGGAGGTCGAGCTGGTCACCACCGGCACCGGCATGGCGCAGCTGCCGCAGGAGCGTCTGATCAGTGCCTGCAACTCGGAGATGTCGAAGGCTTTGACCTCGCAGACGCTTGCGACGGAGATCCAGGGCCAGGGCTCCCGCGCCGCCAGCGAGACCCATCGCGACCGCGAGCGCGGCGTCAACGAAAGCGACCGCGCAATCATCGCCGACACCTTCAACCAGCTGCTGGGCTGGGTGACCGAGCTGAACGTCGCCGGCGCACGGCCTCCTCGGTTCGAGTTCTTCGAAGAGGCCGAGGCGCGGCAGGAGTGGGTCGAGGTGCTGGATTCCGCGCGCGGTTTCATGGATATCCCCAGGCAGTTCGCGCACGAGCGTCTGCAGATCCCGATGCCGGATCCGGACGAGGAGATCCTGCCCCGATCAGGCGCGGCTCAAGCCCAGCCGGCGGGGCAGTTCGCGCGCCATGCGTGCCCCGGCTGCGGCGGCTCGAACGACTTCGCACAGGCCCGGTTACCGGACCAGGACGAGCTCGAGCGCATCGTGGATTCGATCGACGATGCCGACCTGCAGCAGCAGGCCGAGCAACTGCTCGAGCCGCTGTTCGACCTGGTCCGAAAGCACCCGCCCGACGAGGCCCTGGGACTGATCGCCGAGGCCTATCCGGACATGGACGATCGCCAGCTGCAGGATCTGCTCGCGCGCGTGCTGTTCGTCGCCGACACTTGGGGCCGGCTCAATGCCTGATCCGGTCGATCTCGCCTATGCCGTCAGGCTGCGCCCAGACGAGGCGATCGAGTATTTCAAGTCCAAGGGCTATGTCATCAACTGGAACTGGTTCGACGTGGCCGAAGAGGTCAAGGCCAAATCGTTCTGGGTGTCGAAGGCCATGCGTCAGGACATCCTGCAGGACTTCCGCGACGCCATGACCGAAGTGCTCGAGGAGGGCTTGACCGAGCGCGAATTTATCAAGCGCCTGAAGCCGCGCCTGCAGGCGAAGGGGTGGTGGGGCAAGCAGACCATCGTCGACGAGTTCGGCGACGAGCGCGAAGTGCAGTTGGGCAGCCCGCAGCGGCTGCGTACGATCTATCGCACCAACAAGTTTTCGGCCTACCAGTGCGGCCGCTTGCAGCGTCACCAGGCGCGAAGTGCCAGCCGGCCATACTGGCAATACGTCGCCGTCATGGACAGCCGCACGCGCCCCAGCCCTTTCCCAATTCCGGCTAGAAGAAGAGGGCCTCACAGTCGCAAGCTCTGCCGGCCAGGCGGAGACGCGCGATCTGCAGCTGGTCGACAAGCGTACAGGCGAAATCACCTTCAAACCAGTCACCAGCGTTACCGCTCCGGATGGCCGGGTGTTTCAGACCGATCCCGGCTTCAATTCGGCACCGTGCGATGCTGCTTTCGATGTTCGGGGCGGTCTACCGGACGGCCGTCCCGGGGCCAATAGCGCCCAAACCCAGAACGTAGCGATCGCCGGGCTCCCCGGCTACAAAGATTTCGGGCTGTCGCCAGCGCGGTCTTGGCCTGACAGAGTCAAGATCCCGGCCCCGCAGCTGATCGAAACATCTGATTCTTTCGAGGCTCGGGCCAGCGCACTAGCCGATGCGATACTGCGCGGGAGCGCCGTGCGCTGGGTTGATTCGCCTGGCGGCTTGGACCCGGTGCCCATCACCCGAGGATCGCTCAACCACATTGCTGGCGACGGCCGTAAGCCCGATATCCAGCGCACACGATTCGCAAACTTCATCGTTCCCACGTTGGAGGCGCCCATAGAAATATGGGATGTGCCGTTTCAAGACGGAACCGTCCGGCGGCGCTACATCGCGCTCTTTTCGTTTGCGGAGACAGACCGCGGCGGCATTGGAATTGTCCGCATCAACCGGGACGGGTCACTTCTGTGGACATGGTTCAACCGGCGGCTGAATCAGATCGACGCCCTGCGCGAAGGCACGTTGAGATTCAATCGGCTGGGCCAAGACGGCTGACAGTCGCGGTGGATGGCCCGCCCGTCAGACCCTCCGGATTACGTGCCAGCCCACATCCGAAGAGCTTGTAAACGAGCATATCATGTAACCAAAATGGCTGATCAGATTCAAATCGAAATTGACGATCGAGCATTGCTGGCCGCGTTGGCCAACGCAATCGCTGCGTCCGTCGACCTCACCCCACTGATGCAGGACATCGCCGGGGTGCTCGAGGACGCCTCTGAACGCGCCTTCATCAACCAGGCTGATCCCGCGACGGGTGCGCCGTGGGCGCCTCTGTCAGAGACCACCAAGAAGCGGCGAAAGCGAGGCCCACCGTTTGCGATCTTGCAGGACAACGGCGACCTGGCAGGCAGCCTGGGGTCCAGCCATACCTCGGACGAGGCTGTTGTCGGAGTGGCCGAAAAGTACGGTGTTACGCACCAGTTTGGCGCCAAGCGTGGGCAGTACGGATTTGCAGCTGGAGCCTACACGTTCGACGGCGACGAGATCCGTCCGCGCGCGATCCCCATCCCCTGGGGCGACATCCCCGCCCGCCCCTTCCTCGGCATCGGCCCAACCGATGAAAAAGAGATCTTGGCCGTGGTTTCCGGCTACATTTCCAGC